ATGCTACCGTGTCTGTCGGCTTTGCCAGATTGGTAATGGCGGAACGCAGTGCTGTACCAGCCTGTGAGGATTTGATACCGGCGTTCGCCATTAGTCCAATGGCAATGGCAGAATCCTCAGCTGAGTATCCCAGAGACCCCAGCACCGGAGCGGCATACTTGAAAGTTTCGCCCATCATGCTGACGTTGGTATTGGCGTTGGAACTTGCGGCCGCCAGAATATCCGCAAAGTGTCCACTGTCCGAAGCAGACAAGCCAAAAGCAGTCAGAGCATCTGTGACAATGTCCGAAGTAGATGCCAAGTCCTCACCGGAAGCGGCGGCAAGGTTCATGATGCCTTCGATACCGCTGAGCATATCATTGGTTTTCCATCCTGCCATCGCCATGTAGTTCATGGCTTCCGCTGCCTCACTTGCAGAGAACTTCGTTTTACTGCCCATTTCACGTGCTTTTTCCCGGAGAGCATCCATCTCTGAACCGGTCGCCCCCGAAACAGCTGCCACCTTTGACATGGCAGAATCGAAATCCGCACCAGTTTTCACGGCAATGGTTCCCAGAGCTGTGACACCAGCGGTGACCGGCAGCAGCTTTTGTCCCACACCGGAAATTTTGTCCCCGGCGGACTGCAGCGTTTCTCCCAGAACGCCCATCTTTTCCAAAGCGGTGTGAGAATTGTTTGCTTCTGTGGTTAAGCGTTTCAGTTCGTTTTCGGTTTCGATGATTTCACGCTGCAAAGCATCATACTGCTGCTGTGAGATTTCACCATTTGCAAGAGCGGTATTTGCCTGTTCTGCGGCAGTTTTCAGCACTTCCAGCTTTTCTTTGGTGGCAGATACCGCATCCGCCAGCAGCTTGTGCTTCTGGGATAAAAGTTCCGTGTTGGTCGGATCAAGTTTCAGCAGTTTCTGGACATCTTTCAGCTGCATCTGCGTACCTTTGATGTCCTTGTTGACACCTTCCAGTGCTTTGGACAGCTTGGTGGTATCGCCGCCGATTTCTACGGTGATGCCTTTGATGCGGTTTGCCATAAATTTCACCCCCTTATCAAAATTTATCAAAGTCACTCTGATCCGCTAACATATGATATTTGTATTCGTCATTCTCCCGTTCGGTGAACATATCATTCACCAGACCAATGGTCAGAAAATCCAAATCGCCCATTGACAAACCAAGCTGAACGCACCGCAGCAAAAATAGTGGTGTGGTCATCGGTCGGTCAATCGGGCGATGTTTTTTTTAGACTTGACCTGCGTTTCTACGTTCAAACCCCAGAGATCGATCAGCTGCGGCAAAATCTCATAAATGCTGAATGTGTTAAACTGTTCCAGAAAGTCGTCCGGATTATCAGGAACATTCTCCGGAGCAGCGTGTTTTGCCATGATATAGGCGATGTTCTCAAATACCTCAAGGCTTTCAATGTCCAGTGCGGAAGATTCCTCTGTATTTTCTCCCACAGACTTTTGCAGTGCTGCAAAGTCCTGATAAATATCTCTGCGAAATTTCAGACGATACAGCCTTGGAACCGCTGCACTTGCCTTAAACGGCACATCAATACCATCAATGGTGATGTTCTTCTGAATTGCCATACTGCACCCTCCTTACGCTTTTACAGATGCTGCGGATGCTTTACCACTCTGTACAGCGGCAGCCAGATTTGGCATATATACCGCCTTATACCAGTTCTCATAAACTTCGGCATCCGTTTTCTCACAGGTTTTAGTTTTTACCAAACCACTGTTCAATGCCGTTGCGGTCAAAGACAGCGTTTCCGTTTTAACTTCCTTTTCGTCCTCAATAGTGCTGGATTCTGTTGCCGGACGAGAGGCAGAGCAGCAGAACAGACAGTGACGAATTTTATTCTTATCGCCACTGAATTCAAACAGCAGTGCAAACTGCGATACTTCTGCGGTATTGGTTTCCGTGAGAACGCCCTTTCCATCCAGCTTCTCACCGAGAATGTCTGTCGCAAACTCAAGCGGAACCAGTGCGATTTCAAGATCTCCAGTGTAACCAGAGTTATTGTTGATCACATAGTACACACCATCGTCAGCGTAAAAATTGGATGCTTCACCTTCTGCCTCGATAGACAGCGACACTGCACCGGGAATGCGAACCGGCTTTGCAAATGTCGGCACACCTTCTTCATCATAAGAAGTGATTTTTGCATAGTGAACTTTGTTCAGACCGAATTTTACCTTGTTTTTCTCCATTGCCATATAGATCAAACCTCCATCTCATAGAGTACTTCATACAATTCTTCCGAATCAATGAATAGTTCTGTTTTTGTGTAATAAATTTCATGCTGGGCAAGCACTGCCTCCACCTGTTCTTCCAGTTCCGGCTGCTTTCGGTTCGTGTACAATTCCACGTCCAGCTGTTTGAAACTGAAATATGCCAAATTGTCTGCCGAAAACGTATTCTCTCCGGGAGATAAGAACAGCAGAAAAGGCGGTGCAGGGCTTTCGCCCTCGGCAAAATGATGGTAGGCGAAAGGCAGTCCCATCTCTTCCATCATTTCTGCGATTTCTTCGTAAGTCATGACAATGCCTCCTCGATCAAATGCTCCAGCAACTGTACACCGTTTTCTTCCGCAGGGGCAATATGCGGTCTACCGGATACACGACCACCGCCACGCTTGGCATGCCCCTTTTCCAGAAGATGTGCCAGTTGATATCTGTTTTTAGAATGTACTGTCATCTCCAAAGAGTGACTGTTTTCACCAGTCTTTTTCGTTGTCCAGCTTTTCGCATACTTTCCCGTGTCTGCCGGAGCGTTGGCAGAGATCTCATTTTTCACTTGCGTTGCAGACTTCCGAACTGCTTTTTTCATAGCGGTATTCGCAAGGTCTGCATATTCCTGCAAGCCCTGCATGATTTCCTCCGCAAGATCGTCAATACTGGTCATTTTGCCCTGCCTTTCTGGCTTCTGCAGTAATTTTCAGATAATCCTTGTGCAGATAATCCGGTGTAACACTGGTGATGTTGTATGTGACATCCCGAAACAAGATTAGGTTGCCTGTTACAGACGGCATCCAGTGCTGGTTTTGCCGAATGAGGAATTCCAGTGTTTGTGTTTCTTTGGTCACACCAGCGTCCGTATGCTCCGAAGAAGCTTTCAAAGTCACTTTTGCCCAGCAGGAAAAAGCTTCGTCCCACACAGCGGTGTGATTGCCGATTTCATCGGTAACAACACGATTTTCCAGAAAGGCGATTCTCTGATTGAGTGTTCCAATTTCCATCAAATCACATCCTCTCGCTGTGCAAACAGCATGGCACGAAGCGTTAACGTCAGCTTGGAAAAGTCTGCAGTATTGCGGTTTTCATAGAGATAAGAAACCGTGTAGAGCATCGCTGTTCGTACCACATCTTCGTTTTCTGAAAAGCGTTCCTCGTCCATTCTTCCCACATCCATTACCAGCTGTTTTGCAGTTGAAATAAGGGAGAGCAACAATGTATCGTCATCTTCAAAATCAATCCGCAGATACTGCTTGACTTCCTGTAAAGTTACCACCCACTCCAACCCCTTTCTCTGATTACGCTTTCTTGATGGTAAGTGTCTTGATAGCTTCTGGAAGAATTAGCTTTCCGTCAAGTCTCTGACTTGCAAGAAAACCAACCTGACCTGTCATGGCAAAGAGTTCATTCAGTCTCTTGAAAGAACGTCCCTGTCTGTCAGCCACCCAGTAATAGCTAAAGTCACCGAATGCCATGCACTTGTTGCCTGCCTTGATTTCCGGCACATAGCTGGATGTCTTGTAAGGACGATTGAGGATTGTATCCGGCACACCTGCCTGCACGGACGGAATCCAGATGTAATTGCCTGTGTTATCCTTCAGCTTGCGAAGTGCCTTCACTGTGGAATCGTTGAGCACCCATACAGCTTTCTTGCGGTACGGACTTCTGAGGGAGTAGAAAAGTTCCATCACATCATCAAATGTAATGCTTGCACCTGTGGTGGAAGTGCCGTCTTCCGCACCGCCTGTAGCATTAAAAATGCCGGTCGGTTTTCCCTTGCCATCACCAACGAAGAACGCCTCTTCTTCCTTAGAACCGATTCTTCTTGCGAACTCCTTTGCAATGTAGGACGGCAGGTCAAAAACAGAATCATTCAAAAGTTCTTCTGAAATTTTAATTGCTGTTCCAAGCTTATATGCGGAAAGCGATGCCTGCCCAAATGTATCATCAGAAAGAGAATACTGCTGTTCCTCGTCCATCCAGACAGCCTCGCCCTTGGAAGTCACAATCGGAATCTTGCGGTCGCCGTTGGAAGTTTTGATAACCG